TGGACAATGGAAAACTTATTGTAAATGCTGAGACTCTTCTTTTTAAAGGTATTCCATGCAATGATGGAGATTGTGGTGCACCATATTTTTGTTATAACAATAATCTTCCACAAAAACTGTTTGGTCTCCACTGTGCTGGTGGAAATTATGCAGCTTGTACTATTGTGTCTTATGAAGATATACTTGCTTCAGGAGTTTATGACAAAATTGCTCCACAATCTGGTATTGTTGATAGACCAGTTGTTCCAATCTATGATTATCCTATTTTGCCTGTTTATGCTCCAAAAGTTGAGATGGATGCTTTTGAATGTCCAAATGTCAAAATCATAGGACAGATTCCTCCAGAAGTCACTCCACGACAACCAATGAGATCAGAGATTGTTCCTAGTTTGTTCTATGATGTGCTCACTGAACCAGTTACTGCTCCAGCCATGTTGCGTCCAAAAGATGGTGTTTCTCCAATGCATAATGGATTGAAGAACAAGCTCATTAGGGATGTCAATACATATGAAGATCCCAATACAAAATTGATTCAGGATTTTGTTATTTCAAAGATTCCCTATTTGGTTGAACCACGTTTTTTAACTTTGGAAGAATCAATCAATGGTGTTGAAGGATGGACCTATGTGAAGGGTTTGGATATGAACACTTCATTTGGGTGGCCATATAATATAGAACACCATACTCAGAAAGGAAAACATGATTATTTTAACATTCGAGGATATCATCATTTGACCAATAGACCTATATATTCTCTTCGTGAGGATGTACAGCAAAGATATGATTATTTATGGAAAGAATTTGCTGCTGGTGGAGATCCTTTTACTGCTTGTTGTGATAATCTCAAAGATGAAAGACTTCCTTTTGCTAAAGTTGGAGAGAATGTGAGATTTAATGGGAACCAGTTTGTTGCAGATAAGTGGATAGGCAACACTCGTATAATGAGTACAATGGAGGGTCCAATGCTTATCATCGAGAAACAACTGTTTGGTGCTTTCTTTGAAAATATGCTTCGTTGGGAAAAACAAGGAGATTGTTTTTGCAATGTTGGCATTAATCCACATGTTGCAGGAGGATGGGATAGGATTTTCCAAAAAGTTAAGGCTTTTAATGAAGATCCTAAAATTATTGCTGGTGATCTTAAAAAGATGGATGCTTCTGAGACAATTTTCCTTATTGAGTATTTTAATAAGATAGTTTACGAATGGTATCGACGAGGAAATCTTCTCACTGATGCAGAACTTGATATGTTAGCTAATGTGTCTTATCGTTTGGCTTTTCTTATAGCTGTTGCTGTCAATGTTCTGTACAGGTGTGTTGGAAATAAGAGTGGTAGGTATATGACTACTATTCTCAATTGTTTCATTATGGGTTACCTTTTGCTTTTGACTGCTGTTCGTAGTGCACAAAAGAAAAAGGTTAATCTGACATCAATTGAGATTCTAGAAATTTTTTGGAAGGTAATGGGTGTTTTTGGTGATGATCATTTTATGGCTATCTTTGATGGATGTTGGTTTGATATGCGTGATGTTGCGGAAACATGTGCTCTTTATGGCATGTCATATCAGAGTGTCTACAAAGGAAATGCTTTGGAATCTTTTTATACTTTGAAAGATTTTAAATACCTCCAGAGATATTTCAACAGTGACTCTGGAACTGTTCATGGAGCCTTGGACAAAGTAATAATTGATGAAATGGTCAATTGGATCCCAACAACTCTCCCAAGAGAAGAAGCTCATAGATGTGTGGTTCTTAGTGCACTAGGTGAGGCTTTTCATTGGGGACGAGATTATTTCAATGAAAAAGAAGCTCAATGGAATGGTTTGCTTATCAAATTTGGAATAGCTCCTGTTTTTCTTTCTTATGATGAGCAACTTCGTATTTTTTATGGGGCTGCAAAATGGACTGTTGTGCATGAAAAACAGCATTATCTTCATGCTCAAAGTGGTTCTATGGTTCAGAATCAAGAACTCTCTACCCATAAAGAATCCTTGACTGGTATAACAGCATATGCTGATAATGTTAATAAGAATAATAGTCAAGTTGATGTGTCTTCTATCATAAGTCCAGTTATGATGGGCACAGATCCATATCCTGATCAAGGTCTGTCAAAAGTTCTTGAGAGAACTTATCCTATTGGTACTTTTCAATGGGAATCTACTGATCTTACTGGTGTTCCTATTTTGCAAATGGATTTTCCAGCTGCTCTTTTGACTGTTCCAAATATAACCAAAAAACTTGATGGTTTTGAGTTTTTTAGGGCTGGTGTGGGTCTATCACTTCGAGTGAATGGAACTACAGCTCATGCTGGACAGCTATTGTTGGTGTGGTTGCCTCATTGTCCTGGTCAAACTACCACTCAAAATCCATTTCAGAGTATTTATACAGCAAGTTGTCTAGATTCTCAAATTTTATCTGCAAATACAAATGTGCCTGTTGATATAACAATCCCATTTGTTGGACCATCTCTTTATTGGAACATGAAGGATGATCCTACTGATGAGGCAGAAGGTCTTTTTGGAAATCTGTGGGGATTTGTTCTTTGTCCATTGCAATTGTTGGGTGCTGCATCAACAACTTTGCAAGTTACAGTTGAAGCTAGTTTTAAGCAACCTCAATTGGCAGGTCTTGGTTTGAGAGAGACTGCTATTTTGAGAGCTCAAGCTGGTGGAAATGAAGCTGCTCTTGTTGCCGGAGTTAATTCTAATCCAACAACTAATGAAA